GGATTTGCGCTTGATGTCGAAATACGGGTCGGCAATCTTCTCATAGGCGTTATGCCAGTTATCCAAAAAGCTGCCGCCTTTGGTGAGCGTCTGTTTACCTGCCCCAATCGCGGAACCCAGCTCACCCGCCAAAGTTGACACCGCTTCATTCGCGCTTTGTTCATCGAACATCGCCCGTTGCTGCAACCATTCCGGCGGTTGGATATTGAAAATGGATTCAGACATTAAATCGCCCCTAAAACACTGGTGCCTAGTCCGCTAATGGCTTTTTCAAGACCAGCGGCCTGTGGCTTGGGCATGGCGCTGACCTGAGACGCCAGCCATTGTTGCCCCCACTGCATAGATTGATTCTGGAAGGTATCCTGAAATTCCTGCTGCGGGTCAACGAACATCGATGACACGTTAAACTCGCCCGGCGCGAACATCTGGTCAATCTGGCTAGACCAGTTTTCCAACTCGCTCTGTCCGGTCTGCATCAGGTTTAAAGAGGATATTCCCAAATCGCGGGCGGTCAGATTACCCGCCAGACCACTCCCACCAAACCCGCCGGTCAACGCCTGCGCGGCATCGCTTTCCTGTAATTGCGACTGCACATCTGCGGGTAACTTGCCTTGAAGCTCGTTATTGATATTCAGGCCAAGCTGATTCGACGAGCCGGTAAAATTAGGGATGATGCTATTTAGCATCGTTGTAAGCTGATTCTGATTGAAGGTGTCCACACCACTGGCCAACGCTTCATTGGACGGCAGCGAACTGGCATTCTGGGAAATCGCCGCCGACTGCTCCTGCGGGAGCGTAATGTTATTCCAAACCGGAACTTTCGGTTTTGTCCCATACACGGCGTTTAAGAACGACATAAGTAAATCTTATTTAAAGGAACGTTGGTATTGGTTCATTCGAGCCTACACTTGACCCAACAATAGTCATTCCCAAGACTGCTCCACTGCCACTTTCGTGGTCAAGTTCCGCATCAAGGATAGATTTCGCCGTGGCGACTCCCGAAGCGATGATTTGATTGGCCGCGACGCTATCCGGCTGATTCTCGGATTTTTTTATCGCTCCCATCATCTCCTTGAGCGCGGGAATGTTTCCAATTATCAAATAGTCCGTGGGATTTTTCATCGGGATATATTCCAGCTTGGCCAAGATTTCCACCTTGGTCTGAGTGCAACCACTACTGTTTTGCTTGTTTAAAATCCCCGGAAAAAAGAACCTTTGATAGGAAGGGTTTGTTTCATCGTATTGATAGTGCCCTAGCAAGGTAAGCGAAACGGGCGAGGTGCTGGTGTCATACTGATATAACCAGCTTTGGCCGTTCATAGTGGACTGAAATTGCAGGCCGGTAACAACAGTGAAATAATTAACCGAAGTAGTGCCGCCGCTTTGGGCCAAAGAAACCACTTCGCCATCGGCGAAAACTCCATTTTGCAACGTGCGTATCCAGTTCCCATTCTGGTCGTAGCCAAGGACAAGTACGGTGTTCCCCACGTCAGCAGCCAAATCGCAGACCAAATTAACTTTGCTGGTCGTGCCTTTGATGTCCGTAAAGGTCGGGAAACGCCCGCGATAAATCGCCTCGTTCATGCCATAACATCCCGGCCATAGCGAACCATTGGACGAACCCCCTTGCCCATCGCGGGTTCCCAGACCATTTGGCAAAAACTCAAACCACATATTGCGAAGCGGGGTCGGTCGGCCACAGGTGTTGACCGCCTCAATCGCGGCAATCTGGGGCGGCAAAGTAATACAACCATTGGAGGCGCAAATGTTGATGCGCTGAACCAAGCCCCACCATTTTCCCTCGAAAATCAATCGCTGGGTGGCTTCATTCAAATATTGAATCACGCGCGAATCGGTGGGAGCCAACCCAATACTCGGAGGTATCCGGCTGTTTAAGACATCTTGGACGGTGAATCGCATTTATGTGTTGACATAAACACACTGTTTTAATATGTTGTGTTTATGAGTAAATATATTAATTGCACAAAACCAGAATGCACGGACGCCGCAAAAGAGCGATGGGAAAGAATGGAGCTTATAAAACAAGCCAGATTTTGGAGTAAGGTTGATGTTCTTGACATACCGTATTGTTGGAAATGGAAATCCACAGTCAGCGGTCGTGGATACGGCAATTTTTTTATGAATGAAACTCAAAATCTTGCCCACAGGGTTTCTTGGGAATTTGTCTTTGGTAAAATCCCAAAAGGAATGTTTGTTTGTCATAAGTGCGACAATCCAATTTGTGTAAATCCATTTCATCTTTTCTTGGGTACTCCAAAGGACAACGTTCAAGATATGATAAAAAAAGGAAGAAAATCGGACAGCGTAGGTGAAAATAATGGAATGTTTGGCGTTAGAGGAGAAAAACACCCTGCTTCTATTTTGAGCGATAAAAAAGTTAAACAGATAAGGGAAAAGTACAAAACTGGAAAATTTAAACAAGTTGAACTCGCTACTGAGTTTGGTGTTACTCAGGTCGCAATTTCTGCAATTATTACTCGTAAAATTTGGAAACATATTGATTAACCTACATAGAAAATCCGTCCAGTCCTTTGCAGGAGGTAGCCCACGACGTAAGGCGGGCAGTTTTGGTGCCCCTTAGCCTGATAGGTAGTAGTATATCCAACCGGTGTAATCACTCCACCTGTTGCTCCGTTCGTGTTTGGCGGAGGTGTAACCCCGCCAGTTACAGAAGTCGCCCCTAAAGTTGGCAATACCGTGCTGTCTCCGTAAAGCTGATAATCCAAATCCGTGTTGCTAACGCCCAATCCATGCTGATTGGTGAATGTCTGGCCGGAAATCAAAGACGTGGTATTTCCACTCCCTGTATTGGCAATGAAATGCTGGTGCGGAACATCCTCGCCGGGAATCAGCGTGTGCAATTCCTCGCCCCCGTTCACGCCTAATTGTAGTACCGTCCCGCTGGGCAAAGTGCCTTGCGCAATCGGGAAAGCTGCTTGTATCGTGTTGCCGTTAATGTCCTGAGCTAGTTGCCACATGGGGCCAGAGATGGCGCTTACCGTGTTTCCATCCCCGCCATCAAACACGGTGAAATCGGGCAGCGCGTTGAACCACCAGACAGTCGTTCCTGAAATGGAAGGATGGGCGCGGAGCCATGCGCCTTGGGCAAAGAAATAAATTCCTATCGGACGGCCAAGTGAATCTAGTTTTCCCCATGCAGAATTAGTGCCCGGTGATGGAGCGGTCGCCTGCCAAACGATTTGTGACAGCGCATCGGGAATGACCACGCTGGACACTTGGCCGATGTTGTTCGCCAAGTCCTGATAGCTGGCAGGACAATAGCCTACGGGCAACTGACCAACGATGACGGGAGCGTTCATATTTTACTGACCATGAGAATCATAACCAAAGATGGACAAATTGCAAACGGGGACTGAATTACATTGGCTGCTATGCAATTCACCCTCCATCCTCTGCGAGCGTGGAACGGCATGGACTTTAAATTTTCGTATTCGGAAATGTCCCGTGCCTTCAAACCGAAATTGGAACTCGTGACCATTATGCAGATAACCATTATTTAAGGCGTTGACCACCTCCGGCGGGGTGGTAAGCATGATTCTCGCGGCATATTGGGCAGAGTTTTCACGGAAGATATTGCATTGACCGGTGGCGGGCGGAGGACTCAGCGTGCATTGCTGCTGCGTGCAGGCGAAGTTTAAAGTCACCCACTCTGTCCATGTCGGGTATTCATCAGGCAACCACTTAATCGTGATGGTCACGTTATCGCTAATCTGGTCAAGGTAAAGCTCGGCGGTATAAAGCGTTTTTAGCTGTTCCGGCATCTGGAAATCCATGCGGCGCGTATTCATCTGTGATTGAATCGGCGTATAGGAAATGGTTCCGTTTCCGTGAACCGTGTCATACTTTCCAGAGGTTTTTATTTCCCAAAGTTCGATGCTGTTTTGGGAATTGAGGACAAACAGAAAGCATCGTTCGACGCCATCCACTATGCCGTAGACTATTTGCAGGATTTGCAGGCCGGTATAAACGCCATCCCAAGCCGGTGACTTGGTGGTTCGCAAATCTGAAATCAGGTCGAAATTAATGACCGCCAGCCCGCGATGACAAATGCCATATTGGGTTTGATACGGGGAAACGGTATGAAACCCCTTGTTGTTAAAACCAGTTCCACTGCCATAAAACAACAGATAGGGCGTATCGGCGGAAAGGATGGGGTAAAGTTCCTGACTCTCAGGTGCGTCGCTCCACTTTTGGAAATCGCGGCGCTTGATTTGAAATGAACGAATGCCATCAAGCGAACGAAACCAAATATCACCGTTAATCGGAAACATGCAGTTGGGGCCAATAGGGCCATAACCCATTGTGGAAATGGATTGAATGGGGTAAGTCAGGTTTTGCCATGTCGTTCGGTCAGGAGGGGCGTTTACGCCGATGATTGAATTGGTGGTTCCCACCAATATTTGACCAGCGCCAAGGCTGGTGTCCAGCGTGGGCAAAGCCCCCATTGCGGTAATCAGGCCTTGATTATTGGGAACCTTGAACGCCCCGCCTCCGGCGAGAAAATTGTTCTCCGTCATGTACAGGATTGCATCTACAAAATCATTCTTGGCCGTTCCGCTGGGGTCGCCGACCAAATCAGAGGCGACAAAGCTTCGACCATCGTTCAAGGTTATCCAGTTTCTTCCCCACTGATAGGTGCCAAACAATCCCGGCGGTAATTGTTCCACTCCGGCCAAACTGACCGTGGAACCGTCAAAAATTTGAGTCGAGTTTTGACCGGCAAGGATGATGACATAGTTTTCCGCCTGATACAGATTGACGTATTGCAGGGAGGCAGGATTTGCACCGTTGAAAAATAACTGGTTGCCATTCCCATCAGTGAGCGAGGCTCCGGCCAATATCATGTAATTGCTATACGTGAAAGGTGTGCCACTGACATTCGTCAAGGCTGTTCCAGCCACAACTGTGGTCACAGTGGAACCGCTGACATAGGTTAAAACAATGCTGTCACCCGTGACAGAGACAATCGTATATTGCCCGCCAAACATATAAACCGTTCCCGTGGGTGAGAGTGCGCCCGGATTGTTAACTTGAATGGTGACATTGGCACTTGGGGCAGGAACGGTGAACGCGCTGGTTGTGGCAATATTTACCGTTGGCGCGGTGTAACCTCCCAGATATTCCGTGGCCAGTTGATTGCCAAAAACACCGGTCACTTGGAATTTTCCTGAATCAATATAAAAAATACTTCCGGTGGTGAGGAATCCCGCATCATTGTTGATGTTGATGTTGACCGGATTATTGGAGGAAGTGGGCACGCTGAAATCACTAATCGTTACCAGCGCGACTTGCGGCGTTATTTCCTTCATCGTCACCGACGTGCCCAGAGTGATTTGGAACAGTCTGCCGGAAACCGAGACGACAAATCCGCTTTGCTGGGGTTGTGCCGATTGATAGAAGCAGGCTCCCTGAAAATAACCCGTGATATTTGAGGGAGCCAAGACAGCCGTGACCGGCGTTGCTCCACTGGTCGTATTAAAAAGCGTGATGGAAACGCCACCTGCCGGAACGGTAAAGGTAATCTGTTTGGGATAATCCTGCTGGCGATAAATCGTCGAGCCTACATGAAGGGAATTTTCGTTCGCGCCCCAAAACAGGGTGTAAGAAATGCCTGTTGTAACCAAGTTAGTTACCCCGTAAGTCCCCTGCGGGCCAGCCACGTACGTTGCGCCGACTGGAATTAAATTAAGGGTCGTTGGAGCCGAACCCCACGCCATTGGAATACTGGAAAACGAGGGTCGGACAGCGGCAAAGCTATCGCGAAATGACATATTGACCGCCAAGGCACATTGGTTGGCAGCAATCAGCGAAGCATCCTCCCCGCCATTCATTCCCCCCGACAAATCGCCAAAACCGTCGTAGATTCGGTTTTCTTCGGGCATATTAAATGAGAACTTCGGTGAGCTTTAAAGCGGCCACCCAATTCACTATCCCATTGCTGGTGCCGGTGACTTGAATCTGAAAATCATTGGCGGAACCAAGCCCAATGGCCACTGAACCGCCCGGCCAACTGGAATCTTTGATAAGCGGCGTGGTGCCATTCGTCACGATGGCATTGGAAGAAATCGTATAAAAGAAAGTCGAGCCGATTAACGAAACCGTCCCGTTGATGTTTTTGATAGCGCCTTCAAATTTCCAAATTGCATTTAATCCACCGTAGGTCGCTACCCCGTTCGGAATCCGGCCAATTACCGTCCCGCTAATCGCCCAAGATTTGTTGGTGGGGACAACCAGCTTTGTCGAAGAACCATCCAGAAATAGCAACGCCGGAGTAGTCCCCGCTGCGGTGGTGTTGCGCATGGTCACTTCTGAGGTTTGGGCGTCTCCGGCGGTATTAAAGTTTCCAGACGCCCTTGCGCTCTGCCCATATAACGCCGCCCGTGATTGGAGTCCTTTAGCCGTCGAATAATTGGCCGAAGCGATGTTGCCATTCCCCGAGACTTCGGAATCAGTTCCACTGGCGGTGTTGCTCTCACCCACGGCAAACGAACCTTGACCGCTGGCGGTGTTGCCATTGCCGCCCGCGATGGAAGAAGATACCGCCGTGGCCTGATTCGTGGTTCCACCACTGACAGTTGAGTTGGTTTGACTGGCGACATTGGTTGTCCCGCCCGCCACTACCGCATTAGCTCCCGATGCGGTATTACTTTGACCGCCGCCCAGTGTGGAATTATTTCCGCTGGCGACGTTCGCGCTTGAACCACGGACGGGTTGCAAATCTACCGCACTGGTGCCGCGTGTGTTTGGAGAACTGTGAAGGTTCTGTAATGCGCCCGTTGCATCAATGAACATGAGGCTGTCCCCTACTGGTGTAGGGGTTCCGGTTGAGGCGCTGAAAACAGCTATGTCGCCTGCATTGGCCACGCTATCTGGGGTAATCGTGGCGTAATTTAATCCTGATGCCTGAGTCGAATCCGCGACCAACGCTTTTCCATTGGTTCCTACTCCTAAACGAACCACGCTGGCAGACGGTGAGTTGCTGCCGTTATCCACCATCAAATCACCCTTGGTGGTCGTGGGCGACACGCCGTTTAAAGCGGAAATGCCGGTAGCTCCCGTTGGGCCTTCAGGGCCGGAGGGTGTGACGACAGAACCATTGGTAATCGTCGTGCCCGAAGAAGCGTTACCAGAGTATCCGTTATTTTTCAAAGTGATTGAGCCGGGAGAATTAATCGCCGTTAACTGCATCAATCCCGCGCCTGTGATGAAAAAGTATTGGTTGACTACCATCTGAGAGGAACTGACAACGGTAGCTGATACCGTGGCATTTACTGCGGGCATCGTGAATGCCGCCGTCAGAGTGGTAAAACAATTTATTCCGTTTGTTCCATTGGAACCAGCCGCCCCTGTGGCTCCCTGCGGGCCGGGGACGGTTGTGGTAGGGGATGACGAGCATGGAGAGCAGCAATCTTGAGGGGAAACAGCAGGTTCCATAATCTTACCTACCTATACGACGTAACAGTTTTGGTTGCAATATTTTTTTGGTCGTGGATATTGGATTTATGATATTTCAGACGAATCAAGGCGACATCCTTAATAGCGACAATATCTGCCAAATCTCCCAGACGCAGAATCTCATCAATATCACTTTCACCGATGGAACTGTTTTGACATACACCTATTCCGACCAATCGCTGGCGCAGGCTGATTTTCAATTGATTTCCGGAACCATCGGAACCTCACCCCTTATCGGAGTCACGGGCTATCTATGGTCAAATGATAATTCCACGTGGACAGCACCACCGATTTCCAACGCTGGCAGCATTTATATTCAAATCAATGGAACCGGTTTTCCCACCAATCCCGCTCCCTCCGACCTTGGGTTTAGCGATAGCGCGGGCAATGAATACTTACCAACCTTTAGCGCCACTTCCGCCACGCAACTTACGACCAACGCGCTTGGAATCCCACCAGCTCCGGCAACGGGACAGTATGTTGCAACCATTTTTGGAACCGGGTTTCAGTTGAAGTTTAACATCACCATTTCCACCTAGCATGGCTCCCCGAAAGAAATCTGAACTCTCGCCGCCCGCGCCATTGAATACCTACGGCTGTAAAGTGGTTCCCGGCATGACGCAGTTTCAGTACGACCAATATGCGTTTGCCGATAGGCTCCCGTTGTCCCGCGCTCCCGCCCGCTGGGATTTGTTCAAGCGCATTTCCGATTTCATTGTACCGGGATTATTCGAGTGGCACGACTGGACGGAGCGGGCGATTAAGCCCTTGATACCAGATAGCGAAGATAGTAAACTAATCGTGCTTCGCGCCTTGCCGGGGGCGTCGGGGTCGGCAAAAACTTTTAATGTAACCGCGTTCGCCTGTGTCTGGTGGTTGATGAACCCCACCGAGTCCTCCGTGACGCTTGTTAGCACGACCAAGAATATGTTGCGCCGACGCGCTTGGGCGGTGGTGCAAAAGGTTTATTCCTCCATCCGTGACGGGCAGAAGGTCGGCAACCTGATTGATTCCCGCACCATCTGGCAGGGGGAAAAGGGCGATGACAAACACGCGATTGTCGCTCAGGCCGTGGAAGAAGGTTCGGTCAATAAAGTAGTGGATAATCTTAAAGGCGTCCATACGCGCCGCCAGATGATAATTATTGACGAGGCAACTTCCATTCCCCGCGCCATCTATGAGGCGATTTCCAACATGTATTCGTATCCTGACGAGTTCATTGTTGCCGTTTTGGGCAACCCGTGGAACCGTCTGGATAACTTCGGGCTGTTCTGCGAGCCGGACAAAGGCTGGAACTCGGTGAATGTCGAAACCGGAGAATGGGAAGCGAAGCCGTTTGAACACGCGGGCGGGGCCAAGCCGTATATCATCACCTTTGACGCCGAGAAATCGCCCAATATTGTAGAAGGTAAAATTGTCTCGCGTCATTTGCCGAAAAAGGATGAGGTGGAAACCGCGAAGAAAAATTCTAATGGCGGGAATACCCCGCACTACTGGCAAAATAAAAGAGGTTTCTGGCCTCCCGAAGGACTGATTCAAACGGTCTTTACTGAATCCATGTTCACCCAGTTTGATGCCATCAAGGGCAGGCATAATTTCACGGGCAACAATTATTCGCTTATCGGCGCGTTAGACCCTGCGTTTGGCGGGGGCGATAACCCATGCCTGAGATTTGGCAAGCTAGGTTCCCTCCCCGATGGCTCGCTGGCCATCCAAGCCCTCCCGCCGGTGATGCTTTCCATCAATGC